CGTCTGGTCATGACTGAACGCGCTAATCATGTTGGAAGCGCCGTCTACATAGGCCGCTTCCTGCGAGACATCCACTGCCGATTCCATCTCTTCGGCCAGTACCACATCGGCCATATCGGCCAGAATCATTTCCGATTCGTTCGTCCCGGTGCCGAGGTTGCTGGGAATCTGCGTCGTCACATAGAGCGGGTATCCCTCGAGCGTGTCCCGGTTCATTTCGTCATGCCAGACGTAGTTTCCGGTGGCGTCCCGGCGCCGTTTCAGGCCGGCCGCCACGGTCGGTGAGGTAAACCACGTGGGTTTGATCATCTTCACGTTGGCGTTTTGCAGCAGCAGTATGGCTTTGTTGATATCCGCGGTGATGGTGTCGAGCGTGGCCGGCGCGGTGGCGTCGAACACGTTGGCCGGATCGGCCAGCGCGGTCAGCCCCGATGGTGAGGTAGCGCTTCCGGCGCCGCGCAGGAATTGAGCGTCGGACACCTGCGCCACCGCGGAAAGCAAATCGTCGCGCACAATTTGATCGGCCGCGGGATTCGAACGCCGGATGAGTTCGTTCGAGAGCGCCGTGATGGCTGCAATCTTCTTCGGAGTGAGCAACACGCCTTCAGTGCTCATTTCCGAGTACTGGATTCTGGTGTTCTCTCCGATGTAGGATGCCGTGGCGCCGCCGATGATACGTGGCACGCTGATGGTGCCGGCGCCGCGGAATTCGATCGTCCTGGGACCAGCGCGCCGCACCACCGAAAGCGGCCGTAAGAGTTCGATGAATTCCGAGCTGAATTGTGTGGGTACAAGGATGCCACCGGCCGCGGCCGGCGACGTTGCCAGCGCGCGCGCCACCACCATTTGCCCCGTCTCCCGTTCCACCCACTGCGCGGCCAGCTGGGGAATGCCTTTGTTCGCGGCCAGCGCGCGCACAAACAGCCCGAATGCCTCGCCCTTCTCGAGCGGCCGCGCCCGCGGGATCACGGCCACGGCCGAGCCGCCCCAGTGCTGGCCGGCAAATGCACGTGTAACGTCGGTGGTGCCCTCCACCGGTTTGGCCAGCGCCGCTTTCTGCGTCTCGATCGTTTTGGTCTGGTCGATGCGCTTGTCTATGTCGGTGATTTCCTCCGAATAGCTGCGCAACGTCGTCATTTCTTCATCGGTCAGCGCACGTTCCACGGCCATCGAGGAAAGCGCTTGATGCTGCTGCAACACGTGATCGCGCGTGGTTTGCAGCTGGAGTACAGGGTTCATGTTGGGTTGTTCCTTCTTTGTGTCGTATTCACGCGCGGTAATCTGCGCTTCCGGATTCACGCCCACGGTGGCGATACTCAGCTCTATCAGTTCGCTTTGTTCGTACATGCGGCCGCCATGCGGCCGTTGAGGATCGAGCGGCCGTGACTTGAGCGGCCGCACGGCCACGCTGGCCATATTGAGCATTGAGTCTTGAATCAGCGAGTACACACGGTCGGAGTCCGGATGCCGGCCGGCCGGTGGAAAGTCCACGGTCGCCATCAGACGCGAACCCTCGAGCCGGATGCTGGCCGCGCGCGCGATCGGCGCCGCGTGATCGTGGTTGTAGAGCACAACCGGATTGCGCTGGAATCCCTTTAGATCGATGCCGGCCGGATCGATGCGGTCGCCGTAGCGATCGAGCGTATCGGTGGACGCCACCAGCGAGATACGGCGCCACTCTTCCGGATGCGCGCCGGCCGCGGCCGCGGAGCGCTCGAGCAGTTCGAACGAGAACTTTACAGGTTTCATATGGCCAGAATTCCCCTCTCGTCATACACGCAAACGCGGCCGTAATCGGCCAGATACTGGTTCAGCGCAAACATAGCCGCCAGCGCCGCATCGATCTTGTTTTCGGAGCGCTCTTTCAGTGGAAACACGTTGTCTTTGTTGTCGTAGTGGCAGACTACGTTCGACATCATCCAGCTGGTGACCGGACATCCATCGTGTACGATCAGGCCGCCGAGCACCATTGCCTCTAGTTCTTTCATCGCCGGCGAGATGTTCTGCGTGGTTTGCCTGATTTCCACCATCGGTGCGGTGACGCCACGCTTTTGCAGTGCCGCCAGCAAAGGGGAAATCTGCCATGGATCGAAGCAAACGGCTTTTATCTGGAAACGCTCCATAAAGGCGACAAAATCATCCACGATCACCTCCATGTCGGTGATGGCCCCTTCGGTGGTGATCAGCCGTTCCTGTCGCACCCATGCATCGTAGTGTCCGGAGAGGTCGCGCTCAATCGCATCATCCGGCAGATAGTAGCGGCCAAACATGGCCAGCTTGTTGTTGTCCATCGGAAACAGCAGCACGGCCGCGGCAATGTCGTTGCGTGAAGCCAGATCGAGCCCGATATAGCACGGCCGGCCATGGAAGTCCTCGAGTTTGAGTGAACTATCGGCGCATCGGGCCCACGCCAGCATATCGAGCCATGCCGAATCGGCGTGAATCCACACGTTCAGACGTTTGGTGAGGAAAGCACTCTGCGCGGCCGGCATCACGGCCGCTTTCTGCGCTTGTCGCACCAGATCGGCCGGATCGACGCTGATACCGTAGTTCGGATTCGCCTTACACCACACTTCCGCATCCTGCCAGTCGTCGGTGGCCGCATCGATGGTGTAGATCACGCCAAAGTACGTCTCATCGGCCACACTGCCCGTCAGGATGCGCCTGAGGTACTGGTGCTGTTCGTAGCAGATGCCGGTCTGATTGCTTCCGGCCGTGGTGATCAGCCATAACAGCGGTTGCGATCGCGCGCCCATGGCCGTGTCGAGCACGTCGAACAGCCCGCGGCCCACCATAGCGTGTACTTCATCGAGCATCGAAAAGTGCGGGTTGAGTCCATCGAGCCGGTGATCCTGCGAGGAAAGCGCCATAAACCGCGAGTTCGTTTTTTTCTGGAAGATGGCCAGAGAATTACTCGAGACGCCCAGTGATTTGCAGAATTCCGGTGACTTGTCGACCATGGCCATGGAATCGCGGAACACGATCGCCGCCTGATCGCGTGTGGTGGCCGCCGAGTAGATTTCGGCGCCTTCCTCACCGTCGAGCGCCAGCATAAACAGCGCCACCGCGCTGGTGATGGTCGACTTGGCGTTCTTACGCGGAACTTCGATGTAGACTTGCCGGAACCGGCGCGTGCCGTCCGCGCGCATCCACCCGAATATTGTCGTCAGAATGAAGCATTGCCACGGTTGCAGCTCGATCAGCCCGCGGCCGTGCCGCGCCCACTTGCCTTTGATATGCGGCATTGCCTCAACGAACGTGCAAATTCGCTCTGCTTTGCGTTCATCGAAGGAATACGGTTGATCGGCGCCGCGCCAGCGCTCGAGGTCGGCCAGCTGGCGCTTGCAAGCCAGCTGGAGCGGTTCCGCCGCGGCGATCTGGCCGGCGACTACCTGTTCTGCGTATTCGAGTGCCGCTTTAACGTGGCGTGAGTCCAACTCTTACGCTTCTTTCAACTGGTCGAACAGCGTGGCCGCGGCCGTTGCCGGTGAGGCCGGCATTTCGGATTCAACACGTAATCGCGCCCGCGCCGATGGATCGAGGCCCAGCGCGGTGCTGGCCTTGAGCATCGATGCCTGGTGCTTCGCTAGAACGTCCGCGTGGCGCGCCAGTTCCCACACCTTACCGGCGCAAATTGTGGCGATGGACTCGTAAGAGTACCGCGAGACTACGTAAGTGGTCAGAATGCCGGCATCGATGCGCGCCAGCAGGTTCTTTGGCGCGTGGCGCACGGTTTCGCGCCAGACATCGGCCATTTCTCGAGGCATCCACTCAGGCGCCGGAAGGATACGTCCCGGCGCCCGAGCGGAATCGGTCATGGGACGGCCGGCCACGTTCCCCCCGATCGCGCGATCGGCGCTTTTGAGCGGAATCGGTCCACGCTGGCCCATGAAGGGTTACTTTTAACCCGTTTTTCGATTCAATAGCAATACCCTTCGAGAGGCACTCGAGGCATTTTTTGGTTCACAACGTGATCGTCAGGTTTTGTTTCGAGCGAGTTAGCCGAGTGTGAAAAAGGACAAATTTATTTTCGGGGCGGCCACCACACGCGCTCTCCCGTTTACTTACCCTTCGCCGAAAGCTGATCTTTTCTCAGAATGAACCACGACT